CTAGCTAGTTCGCTTGACGAGCCGTTTCCAAAGCATCCGTTGCTTCTCCCAGTTTGGGACGATCGCAATTGTGCGCACTTCGCGTTCTCGGAAGCGGGGGACGTGGTCGGTGGTGGGTTCAAGGTTGAGGATCGCTTCTTGGATGTCAGGGGCGAGCTGGGTGAGGTTGATGATCTGCGTCACGCGGGCACGGGTGATGCCGGCGGTGCGGGCGATCTCGGCTTGGTCTTTGACTTGGCCGGTGGCGAGTAGGTGCTCGAGGCGAATGGCCAACGCCATTAGCTTGGTGATGTGAGGAAGCTTGGCCGGCGCGTTTGACTTCTTGGGCTTGGGTGCGCCAACGCGTTGTCGACCATGGGACGACGAACTCGTTTCGAACTGAATCTTTAAGTGGCTCATGACTTCTCGCTTTCTTCTTTGTCAGGATTTTCGGTTGCGAATGACTTCAGCCCCAGCGGGCTAAGCGTGATGGACAAGGTGCTGTCGGCTGGATCGTGGTCGATGCGTGCTACCAACTGAGACATCAGTCGGCTGCGCTCGCCCATCGTGAGATGCTCCCATAGGCCTTCGAGATTCTTAATAGCCTTTCGAATCGTCTTTCGATCGGATGCACCGGCTTGGATCTTCGCGAGCTGCTCATGCAAATCGTTGCGCCGGCGTAGGTCTCGAGTCTGTTGTTCTGTGAGCGAGGCAAGTGAGTCGAGACGTTTGACTTCGCGTGCATCATCGCCGGTGGGAATCGAAATGGCGTCAATTGCTCGCTCGAGGTTGACCAAGCTTTCGTTCAGTAGAGACAACTCTTTCCGAAGCGTATCCCCTTTGTCGTTAATGGTTCGGCTAACGCGAAAGCTGGTTTCGTTGAGTAGGTCTTCGTCGATTGTCAGCGTTTGAAGTTGTGCCACCACAAAACGTTCGACCTCCTCCGCCGGCAACGAAGGCCTAGGGCAAGTCTTATGGCCGCGTTTCTTCGCTTTATTGCAGACGTAATAGCGATATCGCTTGCTGCCACGCCCGCTGCCACCGCTGGTCGAATGCGTCATCATGGAATCGCAGGCTGAGCAACGCAGCAAACCAGCAAGCACGCCGGGTGACTTGCCGTGAATGCGGTCGCCCAAGCTGACTCGGTTGGCATTGAGCTTCTTCTTCACCGCCGCAAACACCTTAGGATCAACGATGGCTCGGTGCTCGCCTTCGTACATCTCGTCGCGATAGCTGACTTTGCCGAGGTAGATCGGATTGGTCAACAAAGCGTGCAGCGTGGTTTTGTAGAACTGACCACCGCCGAGTTGCTTGCCCGTCTTGGTGACCCAGCTTTTTGCTCGCCAACCTCGGGCCTGGATCGCTTCGAGGGTTCCAATGAGTCCCTCGCATTCAAGGTAGAGATCGAAGATCTGACGGACTCGCTCTGCTTCCAGCTCGTTGACGATCAGCTTCTTGGTTGCACGATCGACGTCGTAACCCAAAAGCGGCCGGCCACCAATGTACTTGCCCTTGCGTCTGGCGGCCGACATCTTGTCACGAGTTCGTTCGCTGATGATCTCGCGTTCAAACTGTGCGAACGAGAGCAGGATGTTCAGCGTCAATCGCCCCATGCTGGATGTGGTGTTGAACTGCTGCGTGACCGATACGAAGGAGACGCCGGTCTTGTCGAGCATATTCATGATGTTCAAAAAGTCCATCAGCGAGCGACTGAGTCGATCAACCTTGTAGACCACGATGCAATCGATCAGGCCGGCGTTGATGTCATCCAGCAATTGCTTCAGCGCTGGGCGTTCCATGTTGCCTCCCGTGAAACCGCCATCGTCGTACAGCTTTTCGATCTCCACCCAACCTTCGTGGCGTTGACTGGCGATGTACGATGAGCATGACTCACGTTGAGCATCCAGTGAGCTAAACTCTTGCTCCAATCCCTCTGTCGTTGACTTGCGAGTGTAGATCGCACATCGAATCTCTTTTTTCTGCTTGTTGGTGTCGATCATTGGGCGCTCTCCTTCTTGCTCTTCAGCCCAAAGAATGTGAAGCCATTGACGTGTGATCCCGAGATCGCTTTCGCCACAGCCGACAGAGTGCTATACGTCGTACCATTGAACTCAAAGGTGTTATCGCCAACGTACACAGCGAGCTTCTTACCCTTATAGGTTTTGTACAAGGGTGTTCCGGCAGGCGGCAGTCGAGGATCGCGTCCTGTATCGATAACGGTCGTCTCTTCAACCGCAAGCGAAATCTGCTCCGTGAACGACTGGGGCGGACGTTTGCGCAAGTCAGCGTCGTCGGCCATGGCCAGCGCGCGTTGTCGGACTCGCTCCGGTAGACCTCCTTGTTCATTTGCTTGTAACCGCCAGGCGATCTTCTTGATCATCCAATCGCGATTGCGGCTACGTGGTGGCTCAAGACAAACCGTCTCGAAGTGTTCTCGAAGTTCAGCAGTCGGCATGCTCTTCATGCGCGCAACCTCCTGCTTGATGTTGAGGCTCATACGTCTCTCCGTGGTTAATGGACTTGGTGTTCGTTTCTCGCGGCGCGTTTACCGCTGGTCACAGAGAGCGATCAGTGCGAGAGGAACTCAAGCCGTCCTGGGGAGAATCTGGAGAGTTTAGCGGGGTGTCTGGTGATTGATCGTCGGTTAAGTAACGCACGACACCCTTGGCCAAGATATCGATGATCGTCTCGCGTTGCTGTGTTAACTCGTCTTCAAGTGGCTGTCGCATCAGGGCTAGCTCTCCGAACGGTTTGCGTGGTTTCAGGACTGGCGTGGTTAACGCTCTCTACCCCTGAACTACTCAGCCCAAGCCGCGACTGGCGAAGTCCGCTCTCGAAAAGATGCGAAAGAAAGTTTTTTCTGATTTCCGGCCGGCTGTGACCAAACGTGTCAAAACGCTGTGGAAGCTGGTGGCATTCTTTTTCGGTTCTCACCACTAACTTTTGGAGACACAAAAATGACCAATACCACTGAAAACAACGATGCTCCGAAGCTCGATCGGTCCAAAGTGCGGAAGTTTCGCGAGATCGCCAGATACACTCTCGAGGACTGTGTCCTGGAATCTGATCTGGCCGAGGATTGGCGCAAAATCGAACGCGGTGAGTACCGGGCCGTCGGTCGGGAAATGGTTTTCGACATCGTGGATTTCCTCGGTTGCGAAACCGAGGACTTGCTTACAGAAAAGTGCCCGGAATCGGAGCTGCCGGAAATGATTTATCTGTGCGACTCCGAGACCTGGGTCTACTCGCCTGAACCCGACTCAGGATTGCGAGTAAAGGTGGAAACCGAAGGTCGACAGAATTTCTTGAGAGTACATTGCGAGGACGCGACTCCCGAAGAAATGGAAAATATTTGGGCGATGTTGACCAAAGGTGTCACAGCCTAACGCAATGCTAGCAATTGCAAATTGAGGACAGGGTCGATTGTCAGGAGGGCGACAGGAGCTGAGCGAAGGATGAAACGAACGGATGCAACTAGCAGGAGAACACGGTGGTGGAACCACCGTCGACCCTTCCTCAATGGGCGCGTTGCCAGTTAGTCGGAGCCACTGGAATCCTATTTTTACCATGGAAGCGAACATGATTGTCTAACTTTTTTGAGCATCACATGACCACAGCCAAGTACCAACGATTTACTAACTTGCGAGTGCTGAAATCCGTCCAACATGATCGGTTATTGAAGTTTCTCTCGCCCCATTACGAATACATCGCCTCGCGAGGGCTGACGCTACCTCACGCAGGCAAACTCACGGATTTTCAGTTCGAGCTTCTGGGCGAAATTCTGAAAGCTCCCGATGGTCAAACACCCGCCGAATTGATGCGAGCGGTTCACATGGTCAATGAACTGGCTCGCGAATCGATGATGGAAACGCTCCTCGATCAGATCGATGAGTTGGCGGATGCATTCCATCGCGATGAGAGAATCATGCCCGCAGATGTTGCTGTTGAAGCGATCCTGCGTCATCGCGAGCACGTCGAAGTGATCCATCGCTTGCAGGCTCTCAATGCTCGGCGCACCTATTCGTACTTTCAGGCGAACAGTGAAGTCGTGCCCAGCTTACAAGAGCCGCTGGAGCTGTCCCGCGTATCTTTTGAAAACGCCGTCGGATCATACTTCGAGTCGAGACGGTGTGGCCGCGGAACGATCGCGGCAATGCACATGTGCGAAGACTCGTTGGATTTGACGGTCAGCCACGGCCGACCTTGGCAGTTGCAAGATGTGCTCGTGGATGGAGTACGGGACATCTTGAGCTTTCAACCGCTGCAAGATGACCTGCTCCACTTCAACCGGGTGACCGGAGAACTGAAGATCAATGCAACGACAGCGATTCAGAAAGAGATGTATCGAGCGTCATTTGGTCGATTCTTCTTCGGCGATGAGAATATGTTTCCTCCCGGAGATATCTGGACTACCGAGCCGCTTCGAGTAAACAGCGAAGCGGCCTTGTCAGTTGTTAACATTCCCGAGTTGTTGTCGGCAACGCTGACATCGGTGACGCTGTTTGTCGCTGGTGCCAAGCCAGAGCTTGTGACGACAAGGCGTGCTGACCTAATTGAAATCCTCGACGAGCGAATCGCGTATTACGAGAGCCTGGATATCGATGTTCGCATCGCAGAGGCCAGAATCGAATTGCGGTTCATCGACGGCAGAAGAACTCGCTCCGTAACGATCAAGCCACCGAATATCGCAGTCTATACCCGCGATGGTGATTCTGACGTGATCGAGTTGTTTTTGCATGAACGAGGATTTACCAATGGCAAGATCATCGTGCCATTCTCATTGGGTGGAACGTCTGTGGCTCGCAGCGGCCTCGGTGCCTGAGCAGCGAACGTCCCGAGCTCATTGGAAAATCCTGCTAGGTGCTGATTTTGAGAATGCAAACCGCTGGCTTACTCCAACTAAGGAGATTGCCAGTGCGGTACCGAGTCAGGGCGACAAGACCCATTGGCTTCGTGTCGTTGAAGATGAGCCCTACCGATATCTCTCGTTTGATGAGAGCTCTAATCACTGCAGTGTGATCGACCGTGCTGAAGTCACGGTTTTTGGCATCGATTGGTCGCGTGTCGCTGATTCGCTCTGTGGCCAAGCTACCCTCCTTCGCTCGACAAACGCCGGCAGCATCAAGCCTGCTTGGCATTGGGCGACTTCGCAGCCACAAATGGGCTTCGCGTTCCCGTTCTTTGTTGGGGGCGGGCCACTGATCGATACGTTGACTCGCATAAGCGACCAGACAGATCAACCATTTGTCCTTCTGCGTCTGCGAACAAAACCTGTCGATCCGCTCTGCGGCCGCTTGTTGGATGAGCGGCGTGGGCTGCTGCTGTTTTTGTCTGAAGTAACTCAGCCGTCTGATCAAGGTGCCATTGCGTTTACTCGACCAGCACTCGAGCGACTCGATTCTTTCCATCAGTTGTACCTGCCAAAGCAACCGGCCAAGGTAGCCAAGTCGGGCTTCCCAACTCCACCGAACTGCGCCTGGTCGGCGATCAAGATCCGGTTTCTGGACATCGACACCGTTTCCATCACAGCGGCTGGCGTGGTTGGGCGCTACCACTTCGCCGAAATGGGATTTGCGCGTGCAGGCAACAAGCGGTCGAACGTTCAATGGGAATTGCTGCGATCGTTCGCTAAGTCCTATGGCACGATGACCTGGAATTCGCCTGGTGCGAGTCGCCAGAATCAAAAACGCAAAGAGCGGCTAAGTGAAACTCTTTGCGACTTCTTTGGAATCGCCGACGACCCGATTCGCTGGATGCCCGATCGTTGCGGATGGCAAACGCTCTTTGCCATCGACCCAGAGCCCTAACGAAGTGTTGTCGCAGCGACATGTCGCTGAACCAAGTCGCTCAAATTCCAAAAAACTCTCTTTTCACGAAGCCCGTGAATTTGCTGCTCGAAACGAGTCCTGAGCAGAAACTTCCGAAATTCTTTGGCTTCCCAGCGACATGTCGTCAGTCACAGGCGACAGGCCAACGACGCTTCGACAACTTCACCTTGCCGCAGCAGATCAGCGCCGCTCCAGAGCCCTTCGGGACGGTCTGTCGCTCGGATGCAGTGTTGGTGTGCCGGCCAAGGAATGGCATTCATGTCACTATCTTTTGATGTCGCTAACGACAACTTCACTCGCGGGATTATTCGCCGCAAAGCAATTCAGATCTCACAACGACTGGGTAGCTCCGAGCAAGATCTAGAATCGCTCGAACAAACGCTACTGACGAAAGTCATCAAGGCCCTGCCATCGTTCGATCCTGAAATCGCTCACCGCAACGTCTTCATTACCACGGTGGTCGAGCGACACGCCGCGAGGCTAATCGCCGAGCAATCGTTCCCAAAGAACGGACCACGTCATCTTCAATCGCTTAACGCCGTGGTATTCGTCCCGGGCGATCTGCCGACCGAGTTGCAGTACACGCTCGGCGATTCGGTTGGGGACGCTCGTCTTCAGATGGATCGAAAAGCCACCAACGAACTCAATGATCTTGTCTCTGACGTCGCCATCGCCATTTCGCGACTGCCGGAAGAGTGGCAACGCATGCTCGAACTGCGAAAGACCCATTCGATGGTCCAGGTCTCGGAGTTAATGGGCGTCCCTCGCTCGACCCTTCGCCACTGGATGAGCCAGATCGCGGAGCGATTCGAAGCGGAAGGGCTCCGCGAGTACATCGCCTGAAAAGTTTTCGTGGTCTCTCGCCAGTTTGCCTCCGAGCTGAGTAGTTCAAGGGGTAGAAGGCCAATTCATTACTCAAAACATAAGTCAGCATTTCTAAGGAAAAACATGTCAGCACCCGCCATGAATATCGAGCAACGAGTCACCGTCTCGCTCGCTTTGCAGCGATACCTACGAGCCGTCGAACGCTTCGAAGCCGCTTCAAACGAGTTCAACGAATCCTGCCAGACCATTCGTGAGGCGCTTCCTCGTGAGAGCCGATTCGTCGCCAACATCTCGCACCAGCACTATCTGGTGACCAGCGATCGCGAAGGCAACTTCGAGGTCGAATCAGTCGACACGGTTTGATTTGAAACCTGATCCCCCTCTTCGACCTCCTCGCTGAAAGATCCGCAGGCGATGTCAACACGACCTTTACCTCATGAACCCGGTGATCGGAAGTGCCTGAAGTGCAACGAAACGTTTCGTTCCAAGAGTGCAGCTAATCGCATTTGCAAGAAGTGCTCGCAGATCAATGCGTCGCTGAAGGTGAGTGAAGCTCAGCTCGCTCGAGAACGAGGCGCGAAACGCCTCAACGGCAATCTGATCGAAGAACAAGACACCTACGAGATGAACTTCTCGTAAGCCGCAGAAACCAAAGAAAACGCACCCATTTTCAGTTCGAAAGTCTTATGTCTCAAGCAACTCTAACCCACGAAACGAGCGACAAGAGCGTGCTGACCTACTCGGCACTCAACACGTTCCGTAATTGTCCTCGCAAATACAAACATCGTTACGTCGATAACCTGCGTCCACGGATGAAGGTTGAATCCCTGTCGTTCGGCAGCGTCATCCACACTGCCATCGAGATCTGGTATCGCTCGATTGACGATGCCAATCGCCTGTGGATTGTGCTGGACTTCATCGATCGCAGCTTCCCAGAACGAGCGACAGACGAGAACCAGCAAGCCAACTGGCATCTGGCTCGTGCCATCATGACCGGCTATGCCTCGCGGTATGCCACCGAGGACTTCACGATCATCGAGATCGAGAAATCATTCACTGGGAACATTCGTAATCCAGACACTGGCCGCTGCAGCCAAACGTTTGTGATGGCTGGCAAAGCCGATGCGATCGTACAGCGATCCGATGGCATGTATCTGCTCGAGCATAAGACCGCCGCTTCGATCGATTCCAACTATCTCGACAAGCTGTGGACCGACACGCAGATCGCGTTGTACTGCTACTACCTGCGTGAACTGGGCTATCCGATCGTCGGCGTGATTTACAACGTGCTGCTCAAGAGCCGCCTTAAGCAAAGCAAAGGCGAAACACAGGAAGAGTACGAAGCTCGCCACGCAGAACTCGCCGCTAAGAATAAGAGCGGCAAGTCGACCGCGAAACGCCAGATGCCTGAAACCAACGAGGAGTTTCAAGGCCGGCTGGCAGCCTGGTACGCCAAGCCCGAAGCCTTCCATCGCGAGTTCATTTATCTCTCAGAAGACCGTCTCGCCATGCTGCAAGACGAGGTCTGGGAGATCACTCAGCAGTACCTCGATGCGCGCCGACGCGGCAAGTGGCTACTCAACACATCGAGCTGCTTCTCGTACCAGCGACCATGTGAGTATTTGCCTTACTGCCAATCCGGCTTCAATCCAAACGTGGTGGACAACCTTTACGAGATCAGTCCACCGCATGAGGAACTCAATTCAATCGATTCTGACGCACCCGTTTTTTGAAAGGAATAACACCTAATGTCAATTGTATTGCCAACCGAAGCATCCAAACCCGTAACCGAACTCGGCAAACAAACGATTCTGCTATATGGCAGCCCCAAGCTTGGGAAGAGCTCCTTCGCGAGTAAGGCTCCTGGTTCGCTCTTCTTTGAGTGTGAACCCGGACTCAATCACTTGGAGGTTTTCAAAGTGCCGACCTATTCGTGGGAGGCATTCCTCGAAGCTTGCAAGCTTGTCGCCAAGGGCGATCACAATTTCAAAACGATTGTGATCGACACCGTCGACAACGCTTTCAAAATGTGCTCGGACTATGTCTGTGCCAAGCATGGTATCGAGTACGAAGGTGACATGGGCCATGGCAAAGGCTGGGCTCTGGTCAAGAACGAATGGCATCGCGTGCTGACTCGATTGGCGAGCTTGCCTTATGGCTTGATCCTCATCTCGCATGCGGTCGACAAGACGATCGAAACGCGAACCGGCGAGTACACCAAGACGCAGCCAAGCCTTCCCGATCGCGCTCGCAACGTCGTCTTGGGTCTAGTCGACATCATCCTCTATGGCGATTCGATCGCCAAGAAAGATGCCGCGGGCAACGTCACTATCGAACGCGTTGTGCGCACCAAGCCGCATCCAACTTACGAGGCCGGCGATCGCACTGGTCGTCTGCCTGAATTGCTCCCTCTCGACTACGAGCAATTCGTCAAAGCTTTCAATTCTCCCGCTCGCAGCTCGGAAACCGGCACCAGCAGCGCAGCGAAGAGTTCCACGCCGGCAAGCACCATTTCAGGAAAGGCTAAATAGTCATGAGTGATTACGAATCATTCGAACCTATCGATTCGCAAGTCGACCTCTCATCGTTTGATGATGAGTTCGAGACTGCAGACGCGCCGAGTTATGACGAAGTGCCCGACGGCAAGTACCAGGTAAAGATCCAGACCGCGAAGCTTGAATCGAGTCAGAAGGGTGACCCGATGATCAAGTTCGATCTGGTGGTCATCTCTGGTTCGCAGGCTGGTCGGCACATCTTCAAGAACTCGGTCATCACCCAAGCGTCGTTGCCCTACGTCAAAGGCGATTTGAAGACGCTCGGGTTGGAGCTGGCCAAGTTCAGTGAACTGTCGGGACGGCTCGACGAGTTGCTGGACAAAACGCTCGAAGTCACCAAGCGAACGCGAGGCGAGTACTCGAACGTGTATTTCAACCGTCGGCTGAATATCGCCCACGCGCCGATTGGTGGAGTGGCCGACGAGGACTTGCCGTTCTAGGTCGCTGGTTGGCTACCAGCGTTAGTCGTTCCCTGTGAACGGGTGCGGCCGAGGCGGGATGGCGTGACACGGAAGCAGTTCCTTGCGATGTGGTTCTTTTGCCGGTTCCAGATCGCGCTTCCTTGTTCAGACTCCCCGTGCCTGCCTCGGCTCTTTCTATTTCATCACTCGGATTGGGTTGTCAGGAAAACATGGATTTCCGAATCGTTATCGACTCGCGAGAACAGGAACCTTACACGTTCGCGTGCGAGGTAGTGAAAGCCAAGCTTGATGCCGGTGATTACTCGGTGGCTGGCTTCGAACAGCGAGTGGCCGTTGAGCGCAAGAGCCTGCGTGATTTTGTCGGCACCGTCATTCACGATTTTGATCGCTTCGCTCGCGAGCTTCAAAAGCTATCGGCGATGGAAGCGGCGTGCATCGTGGTTGAGGCTGATCTAACCGCAGTTCTCTGTGGGCTGCATCACGACGCACTCAGGGCGGTTGCGCCACAGTCATTACTGGGTTCGTCCACTTACATTGGCATCAAGTATCGGGTGCCCGTTTATTGGTGCGGTTCGCGACCAGCGGCCGTCCGATTCACAGATGCCTACCTGCGATCGTTCGTTCGTGTGATCTCCAACGCAGGAGATCTACACCATGAGTAATCGTATTAGTGGCACGGTCGATCGAGTCTTCTTCACCAGCGCCAAGTTCTCCGCCGGCGCACTTGTTCGCGACGACGGCGATCGTGTGCGGTTTCGTGGGCCATTCTGCGTGAGCGAAGGCGAACTGGTCACGCTGACGGGACAGTGGAAAAGCGATCCCAAGTATGGACCACAGTTCGACGCCAAGAGCGTTAGCTACGATCTGCCGGAAACGCCTGAAGGTCTGGTGCAGTACCTGGCCAAGCATCCGGCCTTCACCGGGATTGGCGAAACCACGGCGCGGAAGATCGTCTCGTACGTTGCCAGCGCGGAGCATCTGGATCGAGTGATCCGCCAGGACGTCGAGGAACTGCATCGCGCTTTGCGGATTCCCAAACGGACTCTGAATTCATTGCGTGAAGCATGGATCGCCAACAGTGACGAGAACGAAGTTCGATCGTACTTGGCAAGCTTTGGGCTGTCCCATCATCAGATGGAAACATTGCTCGAAGAATTTGGATCCTCGGTGGTCGGCGTTTTGCGGGCGAATCCGTATCTCATCATCCGCTACATCAAGGGCTATGGCTTTAAACGCGTCGACAAGATCGCGCGTTCGATGGGTGTTCCCAAAGAGCACCCGGGGCGGCTTGAAGCCGCACTGTGTTACTTGGTTCGCGAAGAGGCGTCCGATGGACATACATGGATCGCGCACGATGAGCTGATTCGCAAGGCGATCGATCTGCTGTTGCTTGATTCGCTCGATAGTGGCTCAATCATCGAGGCTGCGTTTCAGCGAGCGGTCGAGCAGGAAGAACTCATCGTTGATGGCGATGCCGTTGCTCTCGCTCGTTATGTTGAGGCGGAGCGACTGATTTATCAGTGCTTTGAGTTGTACGGACATGACGTAGATCCGATCGGCATCGAACCAGCACACGGCACCGGGCTCAAGCGAGCTCAATTTGCTGCTTACGAAGCCGCGATGCGACACGCAATCGTTGTGATCTCCGGTGGAGCCGGTACCGGTAAAACCCATACGCTAGCGCGAGTCGCGCAGACTTTCAGAGAAGCCAATCTCCGAATCGCACTCTGTTCGCCGACTGGTAAGGCCGCAAAGCGGATCGAGGAATCGTTGCGGGCTCTCGGACTCGATCTCGAAGCCAAGACAATCCACCGTCTGCTTGCCTACAACGGACGCGAGTTCCAAAGGGAAAGTCTCTCGCCGCCGGATGACGAAGAGACACCGGGCGTTCCTTCGGGTGATGGTTTCGATGTGATCATCATCGACGAATTCTCCATGGTAGATGTGCCACTAATGGCAGAGCTACTACGTCGCATTGATCTCGACAAGACGCGATTGGTTCTCGTGGGCGATCACAATCAGTTGCCACCTGTCGGCGCTGGTAATGTCCTTCGCGACTGCATCAAACACAAACTCGTACCGACCTTCATTCTTGATGAAGTCGTACGCCAGGCCGGAGTGCTGAAGACCAACAGCATGGCGGTACTCTCGCAGCGAGTGATGCCAACGGCTGTGGGCGATCCAGCTTGGAGCGTCATCGATTCACTCAAAGAGCCGATGCAAATTCAGGTCTACCTGCGTGACTTGGTTCTGAACCGTATTCCTGATCGGCTGCGTCTCGATCCAGTCAATGATGTTCAAATCATCACGCCAACTCACCTGGGCCAACTCGGCACCAAGGCCATCAACGAGATGATGCAGTATCTGCTGCACGGCGCGGTTGATCGCAAGTTTGCAGTGGGCGACAAGGTAATTCAGACGTCCAACGATTACGGCTTGGGCATCATGAATGGCACGATAGGCATCGTGTCGGAGATCGAGACGGCGGGTGGAACGAAATACGTTGTTGATTTCGATGGAGACGGTCGCCGGACGATCCAAGACGACCAGATTCTGAACCTTCAGCTCGCCTACGCGCTGACTGCTCACAAGGCCCAAGGGAGCGAGTTCCCTTGCGTGGTTGTTCTCTGTCACAAGTCCCATTTCTTCGCTGATCGTAACTGGCTGTATACCGCGGTCACTCGCGCTTCCAAGTACTGCATCGTGGTCGGCGATCGATGGGGACTCGGCAATGCTGTGAAGAAGAACAATGTTAGCCAGCGGCGAACGTTCCTAGATCGCTGGGCGAAGGCGAATCTTGAATACTGGGAGGTACTGCTTTGAGCTCTGTACCTCAACCACCACTTGAAGCCATCGAGCGAAATTGCCCTGGTTGCATTCGTGATCGCAGTCAGTGGGTAGCGTGGAAGTATGTCGAGCGCGGTGGCAAGCCGACCAAAGCTCCCATCAATCCACATAATGGTTCGTTGGCGTCTTCGACTGACGCCTCAACCTGGGGAACGTTCGCTGAAGCGATCGAGGCTTGCCGGCGCAATGCTTCGCTGGCTGGTGTTGGCTTCGTATTCACCGCTGATGATCCGTACTGCGGTGTGGATCTCGATGATTCAGTCGACGAATCAACCGGGCAATTGAAGCCATGGGCTCAGCAGATCGTTGATCGCCTCGATAGCTATACCGAGATCAGCCCTTCAGGCTCCGGCTTGAAAGTCTTTATCAAAGCGAACAAGCCAGGCTCTCGTTGTCGCAAGGCATACGAGGATGGTGAAGTCGAGATCTATGATCGCGATCGGTTCTTCACAGTTACAGGGAATCGCCTCCCGAGTATTCCTAACGAAGTCATCGTTCGCCAAGAGTCGCTCGAAGCTGTTTATTCGCAAGTGTTCGGCAATGACGAACCAGGCACGAGCGCGACTCCAACTGCCAATCGAGGTCCGCAGCCAAGCGGTAGCGGTTCGGTCACGCTGAGTGACGACGAGATCATCGAGCTCGCATGCAAACGCCGCTCCACCGGCATGAAGTTTCAAGCTTTGTGGAATGGCGATTGGAATTCGCACTTCAATTCGGCCAGCGAAGCCGATTCATCTGTTGTCTTCACTCTTGCCTACTTCACGAAGGATGCTGCTCAGATTGACCGCATCTTCAGGCGTTCACAGTTGATGCGAGACAAGTGGGATCAGAAACATGGCAATGAAAGCTATGGACAACGGACCATCGCCAAAGCCCTGAGTAAGGTCACGAAACAGTACGAGCCGAAGAAAAAGCGTCCTGCCGCCCCCAAGCAAGGAAGCCAGCCTCCAACAAACCTTGGTTTTCCCAAGGCTGCCATCGATTGGGATTTCAAAAGCGACCAGACCGAAAACGCGATGGCTGTCGAGTTCATCGACGGCAATCAGACAAAACTGCGATATGTGCCATCGTGGAAAAAGTGGCTCGCGTGGGACGGTAAGCGATGGAAGGTCGACGTCGATCAGAGTCGAACCACTCGCTTGGCAAGGAGGCTCGTTCGCAACTACTGGGATCGGCTGCTGGCTAATCAGACTGAGAAGCAACAAAAGGAGTGGGCAGATTTCTGTCGCTGGGCCAATCGCAAGACCACGATCGAGAACGTTGTCTCCCTCGCTCGATGTGACGCAAGGACGACGATTGATCACGAATTGCTGAATCAGAATATCTACTCTCTGAATCTGCAAAATGGAACTCTCGATTTATCGACATGGGAGTTCCGCGATCATCGCCAGACGGACTCGATCACGCAAATTGCAAGCGTTGCCTACGATCCCAAAGCTCAGTGTCCCAAGTGGCGAGCGTTTATCGATCTGATCTTCGGTAGCGACGATGAAGCCAAGCGATACATCCAGGCGTTGCTGGGTTATTCGTGCTCTGGCGACGTTGGTGAACACATCCTGCCGATCTGCTATGGCTCGGGTGCCAACGGGAAATCGACCTTATGGAATGCAATCGTCGAGTTGCTTGGCGACTACGCCATGCTGGCTCCCAGCAAGCTTCTACTGGGAACGACGAACGAACATGACACAGTCATCGCGTCGCTCTATCAGCGGCGTTTGGTAGCCATCAGCGAGCCCGATGAGGGTTCGAAACTGCGAGAGGCCCGTGTCAAAGAGCTGACTGGCGACGAGCAGATCACGGCGAGGCGGATGCGTGAGGATTACTGGAGCTTTCGGCGGACGCATAAGTTTTGGCTCAGCACCAACCATCTGCCGCAAATCAATGGCACTGATGAAGGCATCTGGCGTCGCATCAAGCTGATTCCATTCCGAGTCGACCTCCGGCTCGTTACTGAGCCCATCCCTGACTACCACAAACTACTCGTCGGCGAGGAAGGCCCTGGGATCCTGAATTGGCTTCTGGATGGCTTCAAAGACTGGCGAGCAAACGGATTCATCGAACCCAAGTCGGTCATCGACGAGACCAGGTCGTATCGAGGTAGCTCAGACGAACTGGGACGCTTCATCAGCGATTGCTGTGAGGTTTCGCCTGAGCTCGTAGCCTCCTCGTCGGAGCTTTTTGAAGCCTATCGCAACTGGGGTGGGCAGCAATCTCAGACCCGATTTTCGACGTCCATGCAGTCTCGATTTAACTGCGCGACTCGCACCTTCGGACGCTTCCGAAACAAGCGCGTTTTTGAGGGCTGCGCGCTCTCAAAAGTGGATGAAATGGAGTAAACGCAGCATGTCGAAAAACCCTCAAAAACATTGGGATTTTGCTAAGTGCGCAGGGTTGCGCATGGTTGTTTCGTTATCTTCCATGCGCGCACGCGCATGGGAATCAACCAAAATACCCTCCGCAACCCTGCGCACTCGATGCAATCGCGGCCTCTCGGCGACCCAAAATTCGAGTCCTGTTCGGTCACCCAACGAGACGCTCCGAACAGCCGGATGTAGCCCTTCGATCGACGCTGGACTTCGCTTCCGAACTTCGCGACTCCAACCTACGTTCGAGTCTCGCATGACGTTGCGCACTGACGCGAGATCTCTGCCAACTCGCCCAACGCGTCGCCCTTCGCACTCATCGCGTCAGTGGGCCAACGGTGGCCCCACTGCGCGTCTGCCAGAGTGGCACTCAGTCGCAAGTTGCGACGAAATCGCGAGCCCCCAGCGGATGGGTCCTCCCCAGAAATTTGACGCGCCATTGGGCTGCGGGAACAGCCGCGCGATCAATCACAGTTTGTTTTTTATGTCCGACCCCATGTCACCAGTAACCATCAGCCAAAGGATTGCATTATGACAACCACAGCTTTGCAGATTGAAATGTGGACGCTTGATCGCGTTCGACCTTACGAGAACAACCCTCGCAACAACGATAAGGCGGTCGATGCTGTTGCCGCTTCGATCAAGGAATTTGGCTTCTCGCAGCCAATTGTTGTCGATAACGACAGCGTCATCATCGTCGGCCATACGCGACTGAAAGCTGCACAGAAACTCGGCCTCGAGCGAGTTCCGGTCGTTGTCGCGACGCACCTCACACCGGAGCAGGTGCGTGCTTATCGCATCGCCGACAACAAGACCGCTGAGATCGCGGAATGGAATTACGATCTGTTGCCGATCGAATTGTCGGCATTGCAGGAAGCGAACTATGATCTCGGGCTCCTCGGCTTCAACGCCGAGGAACTTGCGAAGTTGATGGACACCGGCGTCAATGAAGGTTTGACCGACCCGGACGAGATCCCCGAGCCGCCAGACGAAGCGGTTACTCAACCAGGCGATCTTTGGATCCTCGGTAACCATCGATTGCTCTGTGGCAACTCCTCATCACCGGCGGACTTGGATCGTTTGCTGGCCGGCGCTGCCATCCACCTCGTCAATACAGATCCGCCTTACAACGTAAAGGTTGAACCGCGATCGAACAACGCGATCGCTGCCGGCCTCTCGTCCTTCACGAACGATGGAGCAGCTTCGAGACTCAAAGGTGGTCAGGGCAACGCTGCTTCCTTCGGCGTCGATCATGAGACCGGCAAACCGAAGCATGCGGCGACGCACAAGAAACTGCGAGCGAAAGATCGTCCGTTAGCGAATGACTTCGTTAGCGACGAGGCATTCGATCAATTGCTTGATGATTGGTTCGGAAACATCGCACGAGTCTTGCTACCAGGTCGCTGCTTTTACATCTGGGGCGGCTACGCCAACTGCGGTAACTATCCGCCAGTCCTGAAGAAGCATGGGCTGTACTTCTCGCAGTCGATCATCTGGGACAAACAGCATCCAGTCCTAACACGCAAGGACTTTATGGGAGCGCATGAATGGGCGTTCTACGGCTGGAAGGAAGGAGCCGGGCACAAGTACTACGGGCCCAAGAATGCGACGGACCTATGGCAGGTGAAGAAGATCAATCCGCAGTCAATGTCGCATTTAACTCAGAAGCCTGCGGAGCTTGCTGTTCGCGCGATGCAATACTCGTCGGTGCAAGGTGAGAACGTGCTGGACCTCTTCGGTGGCAGTGGATCGACACTGATCGGCGCGGAGCAATGCGGTCGCAACTCGTTCTTGATGGAACTCGACACGCTCTACTGCGACGTCATCGTCGACCGCTTCCAACGCTTCACAGGTATCCCTGGTGTATTGGAACGAACGGGCGAATCGCCGATCCCAATGAAGGCACGTGAGGAGAACATGCGATAGGAGATCGCGATCAAAGCTTATGACTATGCCAACCCTCGTCCTCGAAGACGTAAATGTACTCCGTGCCGCAGTTCCTAGCGAATTCATGCAGAGCTGCGCGCGTCGGCATCGTGACCGCGCGATTACCGTCGGTGAATCGCTCGGGCGTTCCGTCGTTGGCAAGCGAACGAATATCGCCGCCAGCGACAAGCGATCTCGCCGCATCCAACGTTGTGTGATTCTCTTTGAGGACCCTGCCGGCATGGTCTGGGTAGCCATCGAAGTGCAGGTAGATCGCTTTGTAACGACCGTCATCTTGCTTGCAGGCAATCGTTGCTCGTGTCGACATGGTTTGGTCTCCTTACTTCGATGGTTCGTGGTTGTTGGGATCGACGAGGGCGACACGATCGTCGGGCAGCGTCAACATGAGCGAGCGGCCGCTGTCCCAATCGACATCGACCTGCGTCCAATCGTGATGCTCGTGAACATCAACGACGGTCCCGAGCGATCCAACGGGGATCGGGTCTGGATCTTGCGGCATCGACACCAAGCGGATGCGATCGCCTTTCTTCAAACGTGTTTGCATAGTCAATCGTTCCTTGTTTCATTTGGTGTTTGCGTTGAGCTTGTCGAGCAGTTCGCCGGCTTGAGCCAGGCGTGCGTTGACCTGTGCCATCGTGTGAACGTTCCGCCAGCGCAACATTGGGTCATCGGGTTGTTGCAATGCGTCGAGCGATTGACGCAGTCGATCGAGGTAGTCGCGAGCAACGAGGTGAAGGTTCTCGTAGGGAGCTGCTGGCTCAAGGGTTGGTTTGGCCATGGTTGGTTCCTGGTTGTTGGAAAAACGGAATACGATCCCCAACAGTCAGCCAGCAAGTCGCGAAAACATCAAGCCAACATGCGAGCATGTTTTGCGAAATTTCTGGAAACATGTGGATGCGCCGGCGAACCGCAGTTTCGCGACGTGTCGCGTTGTGATGCTGGTGGGGCTTATGTTCGCATCAACGAGAAAACGCCCACACGGTGTAAACGTGGGGCGATTGGTGGGAAGCGTTCCGTGCTTCGGGCTTGTCTACAAGTCGTGCGGTACCAAGATGGCAGCGCCGTTGCCGGAGACTGCGATCGAGTCTCCGCTGGTGGTTCGGGCGAACAGCGTCGGGCCCTGGCGGATCACGTCCACCACGCTGCCGACATCGAGCTTGCGATTGTTAATCGTTCGAAGGTCGTAGGTGATGCCTGGCTCTGGCGTTGCGATCTCGCCTTCGGCCAGGTCATCCACCGTTCGCAAATCGTAAAAGTGTTTCACCGGCTGGGTCTCCTAGCCTCGAACGGTGAAGCGTCCGCGTTCGGTCTTCACGAACTTGCTATCGTCGCCCTTGGCCAAGTCACGAAGGATCGCGCTGTACAAGGTCGCGTGGGGAGTCTTGCCACCGGGGCTGGTCCAATAGCCCTTGGCTTCCATCGCGGTGATCAACTCTTGAGCGTTCATCGGTTCGCTCGATTCGCTGAGAACCTTCAAGGCCGCAGCGACGCAGCTCAATCGCTTTTCGACGGCGTCAGCCGTCTCGGTGGATGCAGCCTTTGCCTTGCGTGGCTTCTTGAGAACCGCAACCGCTGTGGACGATTCGCCTCCGATCGTTTCGACGGTGGCTGGTTCGTTCTCAACCACCGTTACGTTACCTTCGGTGGTGACCTTCGCGCGTCCTCGCTTCGCACCCACTTCTCCCTGCAGTCGTTGGGCGCTCTTGATCAAGATCTTTTTGCCGGTCGCGAGGTTGGTCGCGTCCCAGCCGCCTCGCGGCTTCTCTGCATCGATCCGAATCTCGCATCGATTGCCCGAAACGTTCGCGTAGTACTTGCCGCCGATCTTTACTTCTGCCTTCTTCAT